GCTACGTACGCGGGGGCGTCGTGCCGCCCGACTACGTGCCTCAGGTGATTCACCTGGCCTGGATCACGGGCGTCGAGTGGGTGGACTTCGTCAGCTTCGACGACCGGTTCCCGCCCGAGCTGCAGCTCCTGGTCGTGCGCTACCGGCCGACGGACATCGAGCGCAAGAGCTACGAGCTGGCGGCCAGTCTGTTCCTGTCCGAGGTCGAGCGCGAGGTGGCTGAGGTGCAGGCGCTCACCGCCCCGGCGGCCGCGGTGGTGTGAAGGAGACATGATGGCTGATGAACGTGCGCGGATCGATGCCTTGCTCGACTCGATTGTCGCCAGCACGCAGGAGGTGCGGCGCATTCTCGACACCGTCGACCTGGTGCCGAAGACGGCGCCCGGTATTGTCTTGAAAGTCGCGGTCGGCGAGAACGTGCAAGCGGCGTATGATGCGCTGGTGAGCACAGGCGGGACGCTGCTGCTGGCGCCCGGCATTCACCGCTGCGACCTGGTGCTGTCGGAGCGGCCGGTCGAGGCGCCGCTGATCACCGTCACCTCCGACAGCACGAACCTGCCCGCGCCAGGCGCCCGCATCACACCGGAGGCGGCGCCTGCACTCGGCATTCTCCAGGGCGTCGGCACCAACCGCCATGTGATTCGCATCCCGAACCGGTCGCGCAACCATGCGTTCGTCACCATCGGCGTCGGCCCGCCGGTCACCAAGTCCTACAGCTCGATTGAACTGGGCGGCGACGAGCACACGATGCTGACGCCTGCTGACCGGCCGGAGCAGTGTGTGTTCGACCGCTGCTACATCTACGGCGACCCGCTGCTTGGCGGGCACCGCGGCCTGACGCTGAATGCCGCGCACGTCACTGTCACGGGCTGCTACATCCAGGACATGTTCGAGGTCGGGCGGGATGCGCAAGCGCTCAGTGCCTGGAACGGCGGCCAGTACCTCGTGATCGACAACTGCCATCTCGAAGGGGGCGCTGAGAATGTGATGTTTGGCGGCGCCGACAGTGCGTCGCCGGACATGGCCTGCCAGGACATTCGGATCACCAACTGCACGCTGCAGAAGGTCTACACCGACGCCTGGAAGGCTGCGTCGATCAAGTGCCTGTTCGAGATCAAACACGTCAAGCGGCTGCTGATGGACCGCTGCCTGCTGCAGCACAACTGGAAGCGGGACTGGACGACCGGCGTTGCCATCATGCTGAAGGCGTGCAACCAGTCGGGCTCCGACACCTGGGCGACCTGCGAAGACGTGACGATTCAAAACTGCGTCGTCCGCCAGGTGGGGAGTGTCTTCGGGATCATCGGCAAGAACGACGGCGCGCACGACAGCGACTGGATGCGGCGGGTGACGCTGCGCAACATCCTGGCACACACGATCAACGTCTCGCCGTGGCTCGGGACCGGGCGCGGCTGTGAGCTGGCGGACGGCGCCGAGGACGGCATCATGCTCGACCACCTGACGATGCACGTCAACGGGCACTCGTGGATGAACACGCGGTTCGATTCGGGGCTGACGCAATCGCCGGGCCCGCTAACGGTCACCAATTCGATGCTTGCGGAGTCGAGCTACGGCTACCTGTCGGAGCGCAACGGGATCGGCTTCGCGGCGTTGGACAAAGACTGGAGCGGGTCGCTGGTGGCGGGGAACGTCTGGAAGATCGGGTCGCGGTCGCAGGGGACGCTGCCGCCCGACAACCTGCGGCTCGATGCGGGGGCCTGGGAGACGTCGCTCGGGCCCGATCACTTGGTCCTGCCGGGGTCGGCAGCGGCCGCCGTCTCGACGACGGATGGGACTTTGCCGGGGGCGGATGGGGCGACGCTGCCGGTGGTGGGGAGGACATAATGGCGTTTGCGAAAGACCCGAACGAAGTCGGCGCGTTGTGGGAAAAGACCGGTAAAGCGGGCACCTACTTCACGGGCAAGATTCACGGCGAGCCGGTGGTGGTGTTCAAGGTGCGGGACAAGCGGCCGGACTCGAACGGGCCGGACTGGCGGGTGCTGAAGCCGACGAAGCAGGCGCCGCGCCGGGACGAGCCGGTCGAGGTCTACGACGGGCCGGTACCGGACGACGAGGTCGGGTTTTGAGTGGGGCGCCCGTCTTCCATGGCCGGGTGGTCGAGGGGCGCCTGGTGTTGGCGGCGCACGAGCGGACGTTGCGCCGCATTCACTTGCAGCGCCTGGAGGGCCAAGCGGTCGACGTCGAGGTGCGGCGGCACCGCTCGAAGCGCTCGCGGTACCAGAACAATTACATTCATGCGGTGGTCGCCAAGATTCTCTCGGAACACTTCGGCTACACGGTGAGTGAGATCAAGTTGATTCTGCTGGGCGAGTGTTTCGGGTGGCAGACGGACCCGATCTCCAAGCGCGAGATCCCGGTGAAGGTGCATACCGCCGACCTGACGGTCGAGGAGTGCGGCGAGTTCATTGACTGGGTGGTGCCGTGGGCGATGGTTGAACACGGCGTGCGGATACCGCTCCCGCGCGAGGTAGCGGCTTGACCTGGCGACCGGGTTGGATCTACCGTGTGGCGCTCGCGAACGGATCGACCCGCCCGGTATTATCCGAGCGGGCCGATGCTTCGCAGGTGTCGGGACCAACTCGAACCAGGCAAGGTCGAGGAGGTCAGCCACGGCTGATGTGGGACCATCAGGGGCGCGGCCGGACGCGACACCGTCGCGGGGCCGATCCTACCTGGAGTACCGGTTTCCCATCAAGAGTGGAACAGCGCTAGCAGCCAGGCGCTCTAAGCCCGTTGGCTGCCCTATCGGGCGTACACGCACGTTGTGTAAGGGTCCGCAGGAGGACCACGATCCCTGACGGTCAAGGCCCAGGGCAGGGCCGACCCCGTGAACGTGGCGCGCGGCCGGGAGAGCGATATTCCCGGTGACCCTTGTCGACGAGTGGGACTGGCTCACGTTGACCTTTATGCCAGTTCGCAGGCCACGGGCTGGAGCTTCATCACCTCCAGTCGCACTGCTCCTAGACCCCGAAGGAGGCGGCCTGCCGCAAGGCGCGACGGGACCGCGAGGCGCGGCACGGTCCCCTGGCTCACGGCCTCGCGATCCATCAAGAGGTCTGATCGTCGGGGTGTCGATTGGGAGGTGCGGCATGACGTTGTTTGTCGATGGAGGCTGTTCAGGGAATAGCCAGTTGAACCTGGCGCTGCGGCGCATGGTGATGGTGGTGACGAATGACCAGGGCGAAGTGATCTCCGAGCGCTGGCGGGATGGGGGCTCGAATAACATCGCCGAGTTAGAAGCGGTGCGGGACGCGCTTGCGTGGTGTCAAGCCGAAGGCCATCACATCGTGGAGATTCGGACGGATAGTCGGAACAACCTGGCGTGGATTCTGGGGACCAGGGTGGGTAAGTCCATCAATGACCGGGCGTCGGTGCTGGCGCTGCGTCAGGAGATCGAAGCGTTGCGGCGTGTGATTCACTTGACGCTGACATGGGTGCCGCGACATGTGAACCTCGCGGGGCACTACATCGAAGAGCGGGCAGGGCTCTAATGCCGCTGCTGGATTGTCCTCATCGTCCGGCCTGCCCGGTGAGTGCGAGCCGGTGGTGGTGCGGGCAGCGCACGCGGGTGGAGGCGGCGGTTGCCCGCGGCCTGATTGCGCACCAGGCGGCCGCGTCGCTCCTGGCGAAGTCTGGCGTGCCGATTACGCCTGCGAGCCGGGTGTATACCGGGGCGGCGCCGCTCGGGCCGGTGCAGGCGCGGTTGTCGTGACGCGGTGGCTGGTGCTGCCGGTGGCAGTGCGGTGTGGCCGGTGTGGCGCGCTGGTGGCGGCGGGGTGGCCGGTCCAGGTGACGGAGTTGCCGGGGGTGTCGCGGCGGTTGTATCGCGGCGAGTGTTGCGTCGGGCCTGCGCCGCCCGTAGAACGCGAGCCTGGCGAGGAAGGGGTCGGACATGGCTGGACCGAAGAAACCGTCGCCTGAGTCTCAGGACGGCTTCGTCGCGGGCTTCTCGCACCCGCCGCTCTTGTGCCTCCAGTGCTTGCTGAAAGCCTACCTGGCCGGGGCGGCCTATCCGCCCTGTTTCGATGAGACGCGAGACGAGCACCTGGCGCGGGTGCATCCCGACCCGGAGGCGACCCGTCGTGAGCGGGTCGCCCTGGAGGCCGAATTTGCGAGACGGAGTGGGCAGTGGAATTAACCGAAGGGGATATGTTACTCACAACCAAGCAAGCGTGCGAGCGATTGGGCGTCGGCCGGGCGAAGTTGTTCAAGTTGATCAAGGCGGGCCAGATCGCGGAGCTGGGCGAGACGAAGCCGGGCGGGCACCGGCACCAGCTGAAGTTTGGGTCGAAGGAGATTGAGGCGTACCGGAAGCAAGCGCGCAACGGGTCGAACGGGCACCACCAGGCGGTGGTCGAGCGGCCGCGGGTGGTGGAGCCGTCGCCGGAGGTCGAGTCGTCGCGCGTGGTGATTCGGCGGCCGGATGTGGTGGTCGCGCCGATCCGGCACCGCCTGGACAGCATCGAGCGCAAGCTGCAAAGCCTGGAGACGACCTTACTCGAAGTGGTGCGGTTGTGGTCCTAATCCGGGACAAGGCGCTGCACCAGGCGGTGACGCGGCTGCTGCTGCACGGGCCCTACCTGCAGTACATCGGCGCCGGGCACTACCAGGGCGAGATCTGGGAAGACCTGCAGCGGGTGCTGAAGGCGGTGCGGGATGCCGAGAGCCCGCCCGCCCGGCGGAAGGAGGACCAGTGGTGACGCCGTCGGCCCCGCCGCCTGACCGGTCCCGTGTCGAGGTGGTCGAGGTGCCGCGCGCCTGGGTGCGCGAGCAGGGGTGGCCGAGCTCGTGGCAGGCGCTCCTGGCGGCCGGGTTCGAGCCGACGGTCGAGGACCGGTGGGTGCTGACCGGGCGCGCGACGCAGGCGCTCGATGTGGCGTATCTGCGGAAGGGGGACGCGGGGCAGGCGTGCCTGTTCGTCCAGGCGTGGACGGGACCGGCCTGACCCGGTCCCGCCGCGGGGCGGCTACTCGATGACGGTGCCGGGCGTGCCGTGCGAGGCGTCGTCGAGGCCAGGGATGGCGTCGGGGTTGGGGATGGCGGCGAAGAGCCGGTCCCCGACCTTGGGCTTGCGGGCGACGACGAAGACCTCGACGATCTCGGCGTCGAGGTAGGTGCGGGTGTAGTGCTCGCTGCGCAGGCGGTGCTCGTAGTCCATCGTCCAGGAGTGGCCGACGTTGGCGGCGCGCAGGCCCGCCACGGCATTCTTGATGCCCCCGTGCCAGGAGATCACGCTGGTGTCCTCGGTCGACTCGCCGGTCGCGAGCATCGTGGTGCGCTCGGTGCGGAGGATCGCGTGCGTGTAGGGGCCGAACTTGCCGCTGCCGCCGACGTGGCGCGAGGCGCTGGTGCGGGTGCCGATGACGAGTCCGTGCTGGACGGCGACGAAGTGGGTGCTGCTAGCCATGGGTTGTATCCTTCTCTCTGAGGTTACGCGTGAACGGGGGCGACGGGCGTCTCGACGACGGTGACGCCCGTCGTGAGGGTGCGGGCGTAGACGAGAGTGGTCTTGGGCATGCGTCCAAGGTAGTCGATATACCGGTATAGTGTCAAGGGGTGCGTGCGGATGGCCCCAAAGAAACTGCGCCAGACTGTGCAGCCGCTCGGGCCCCGCGACCAGGTCCTCGCCCTCCTCGATGGCGACGACCGTCTGGTCTTCTTCGAGCCGCCCGAGATCTTCGACCGCGCCATCGTCGGCATCGTCTGGGGGTTCAACCAGGCCCCCGCCGTCGTCTACGACGAAGCCCAGGTCCTGCGCGCTCTCGCCCGCACCATGGGCCACGCCGACGCCGCCGAGTGGTTCTCCGTCAATACCGCAGGCACCGACGTCGGGCCCGCCACGCCCCGCTTCCTGGTGCGCCGATGACGCCCTGTGCCATCTGCGGCCGCTGGGCGTGCGTCTGGGTCGACCAGGTGACGCACCTGCAGTGGTACTGTCTCCCCTGCTGGGTCTGGCTCCGCAAACAGCCATGCGGGTAGGGCAAAACCGCAAGCGTGATCTAGCCGAGCCCGGTATTGTCCGCGCCCTCCTCCAGGCCGGGGCCCTGGTCTTTCGCGTCAGTGAACGCGGCGCCCCCGACCTGGTTTGCTATCATCGGGGCGCCGTCTACCTGTTCGAGGTCAAGACCGGCAAAGGCCGCACGACCGCGGCCCAAGCCACCGCGCGGGCGGTGGGCTGGCCGGTGGTGGTGGTGCGGACGCCCCTGGAGGCCCTCCAGGCGATTGGCGCGGCACGAAAGGGGTAACCATGGAGAACTACGGCGCCGTCGTGCAAGCCGTCCTGGCGACCGAATTCGAGAGCCCGGTCGTCACCGCGGCCGAAGAAGAAACCGGGAAAGCCCAACTCACGCGCGCCGCCGCGCTCGCCATCAACCGTCTCGATGCCAACGTCGGCTTGCTCCGCAAAGACAGCGGCAACCAGGTCTATGGCCTGGCCGTCGATGTCCTGGTCGACCGGGCTACAGGCGACTGGGCCGACATTGCGACCGCTCAAGGTGTCGGCAACGTCCTGGTCACCATTGCCGCGCACTGGCTCGGGCGCACAGGCGCCCCGCCTGCCCAGGGCTACTGGATTCAGCCGACCGAAGCCCTCGCACTCGCGCCAGGCCCGATGATCCGCACGAGCCCGACCCCCGGTCCCGACCCTGGCCCCGGCCCCGGTCCTGAACCGCCGCCCTCGAACGACATCGTCATCGAGAAACTCGACGCCATCCTGGCCCAGCTCGACGACCTGCGGAACCAGGCCGCCGCCAATACCGCCCGCATCATCGAGAACGACGATGCCAACACCCAGAAGGTCCAGGAACAGCTCCACCAGATCGTCGAGGATGCCGAAGCCTCCGGGAAGAAACTCCTGGCCCTCTGGCTCGCCGGGAAACTCAGCCCCGGCAGTCCGGCCCCATGAATGTCGACCTGGTCCAGTGGTTCGCGACCCTCGGCGTCGGCGGCGCCCTGGCCGGGTTCATGTTTGGCTTCTATCGCAAAGACATCCGCCAGTACACCGAGCTCTGGAAAACCGTCACCGACCAGCTCGTCATCCTGGTCAAGGAGGACGTCGCCTCGAACATCAAACTCATCGCCATGCTCGAAAACCTGGAGCGCAATGCCATGCGCCGCAATGATCTCGATGCGCTGAAGCGCCGCCTGGGCGAGATCGACCCCGGCGAGAAGTGAGGCTGCCATGTCCCTGATTTCTCTCCTCGTCGGCTTGATCATCATTGGCCTGTTGCTCTACCTGGTCGAAGCCGTCCTCCCCATCGACCCGAAGGTCAAGCTCATCATTCGGGTCGTCGTGTTGATTGCCATCGTGCTCTGGATCGCCCAATTGTTTCTAGGAGATGCGGTCTTGCCACGCCTCCGCTGAGGTCTGATTCGAGGTCGTAATCAAATGGGTCGTGGCGGGAAACGCGTCGGCGCCGGACGCAAGAAAAGCCAGGCGGTCATGGACAAGATCGCGGCGCGCGAGTTCGTCCGCCAATACATCACCGAGCACTTGCCGCCGCTCCTCGATGCCCAGATTGCCAACGCCAAAGGGCTCAAATACCTCGTCACCCGCGACCGCAAAACCGGCAAGTTCCTGCGCGTCGGTGAAGCCATGGCTCGCACGAAACACGGCCAGGACGAAGAAACCATCGAGGTCTGGGAAAAGGACCCCAGCGTCCAAGCCTTCACCGACCTCTTCAACCGTGCCCTCGACCGCCCAGCCGACCCTGTGCAACAGCTCGATTTCACCGGCACCCTCGAAGTCACCTGGAAGGCCGCCAAATGACCGAGATCGTCACCATGCCCGAACCGCTCCTGCAGTTCTTCGAGTACGACCATTTGCCGACGCAGCTGCGCGAAGTCAGTCGGACCTATCACATCCTCGCGCACCAGATCGCGGGCTACTACCCGCGCAACCCCGAGCGCACCGTCGCCCTGCGCAAGCTCCTCGAAGCCAAAGACGCCGCGGTGCGCTGTCACCTGTATGTCGACCCCTCTGCCTGAGACGTGCGCCTGGTGGGGGCGCTGGTGGCACGCGCGTAAGCGCCGCATCGACGCCCTGACCGCGATCCAGGCCCTGGTCGAGCGTGCGCCGCCAGGCAGGCTCCTGGACGCCGTCGCGCTGTTCTGGCAGATGGAGGGGCAGGAACACTGGTGGTGCCCGTGCGCGCGGCCTGACCGACTGCTCTACGTGCAGATGCTCGCGGTGCTCGAAGAGGCGGAAGGGGCCGACGACAATCCCGGTAATTTGCACATTTCAGCAAATCCCCAGGAAGGGGCCTAGCAAGCCCCAGGAACGACGCGAGTCGCGTCCGGCTAGGGTAGGCTCATCTGGGTCGAGATCGTTGAACCTGGGCAAAATGACTAGTAATTTGGACATGTGCCGAGACGGGGCAAGATCGTGTGCTGTTTTAAGACTAGTCAATGAATACCGGTATGAACCCGTATTTCCAAAACGGGACATTTACTGGAACGCGTTGACCGCGCTCAGGTTACAGCAAATCCCACTTCTGGGACGCCAGGCAGACTTTTCGGGGACCGTGTGGCGTGTGTCAGGGACTGTCAGGGACTGTCAGGGAGAGTCTTAGGACATCCAGCCATGCGCCCCACCAATCGGCCCGTAGTCAATGCGCGTCGGTTCCTTCGGCGCTTGCTGTCGCACCGCCAGCCCGCGCCAGGCGTCCGCGCCATGTGAGGCGAAGTCATGGACCGGCGTGGCTTTAAACTCCTGGAGCCGGGTGTTGTAGTCGCGTCGATAATGCTGCAAGCTGTCGAGCCCCGCCTGACACCGCAGCTTGTCAAACCAACAGCGCGGGAAGAGCATCCTGGCCGCGTGAATACCATCCTCGATGGGCAGGTTCGCGGTGATGGCGAACCGCAAGCCGAGCGACGCGGCCGTCTCCAGGCGCGACCGGCCGGTGCCGAGCTCGCGCACCCGGATGTCGTGCGGCGCCCAGTGCGTCCCATACGTGTACCCGCGGTCCTTGAGGACCTGGACGTAGTGCGGCAGCCCTTCGCCGGACGCCTCGTAGTAGTCAATCAGGCGCACCTCGCCCGAGCGGGTCGACTGGCTGAACCAGATCGCGGTCGCGTCGCCGACGCCGAGGTCCCAGTCGGTGTCGACCGGCAGGATCGGGTCGTAGGGCACCGTGGTGACGCGGCCCGCGGCACGCGCGGCGTTCAGCTCATTGGCGTAGATGGCGCCCTTCACCGCGGCTTCAAACGAGCACTCGAATTCCTGCGCGTACTCGTCTGCGGTCATCACCCGTCGCGCTTCTTCGAGCTCGTGCGGGCTGAGGATGCCGGTCTGCGACGCCTTGTAAATCGCCCAGTACCAGCTCGGGTCGGCCTGGGCGTGGTGCAGGATGCTCTCGAACTGGTTGCGCCCGTTGGGCGTGCCGAGGAAGAGGCACCAGCCCTCCCGGTCAGCGAGCGCGGGTCGGAGGACGGTTGAGAACAGGTCGCCCTGGTGCAGGCCGTATTCGTCGGGGCAAACCCCGTCGAGGTAGAGGCCGCGCAAGGTGTCGGGATCGTCGCCGCCGTAGATGCGGACCTGGCCGCCATTGGGGTAGTCGACGCGCAGCTCGCTCTCGTTGACCTTGTGGTTAGGGATGGGCCGCGCGTAGTGCTTCAGGTAGTCCCAGACGGTGGCTTTGGCCTGGCGGTAGGTCGGGCCGATGTAGGCGAAGCGAGGCCGCGGACGTTTACAGAGTAGCGCCGCGCGTTGGAGGTGATTGATCGCTAAGACGCTCTTGCCGAAGCGGCGGTGACAGACCAGGACCCCGAAGCGGTGTGCGTCCATGGCGTTGTGGACTTCGAGCTGAAGCGGGCGCGGGGTGTAGTCAATCTCGATCCGGGTCACCACCGGCATGGGCGCATACTACCAGGCGTGCCCTCGACGCGTGCCGCGCTGATCCAGGCGCTCCTGGCGTTGCAGCGCTGTCCGACGTGCGGGCGGGAGCTGGTGCAGGACCCCTTCGGTCGGTCGGACGAGTGGCACTGCGTGCAGTGTCACCGGACGTGGCGTCGGAAACCCTCTTGACCGACCCGTCATACTGCGAGGCACGATGCGCGATACGACTCCGTCCGTTCAGGAGCGGCACCGGCTCGCCCTGGAGCGCTTCCACGCCTCCGCGGACTACTACGACCAGCAACGTAAGCGTGAGGTGGCCGACCTGCGGTTCGTCGATTTCGACGAGCAGTGGCCCGACGACATCAAAACCGCCAGGGCGGGACAGCGGGCATCGGGCGGGCTGCCGCCGATCCCGGCCCGACCCTGTCTGACGATCAATCAGCTCCGCGCGCCGGTCCAGCAAGTCACCAACACGCAACGCAACGCCAAGCTCGCCCTCACCTTCAGTCCGAAGGGCGATGGCGCCAGCCAGGACGTCGCGGAAGCGTTCGAAGACATCGTGCGGGCGATCCAAGCGGATAGTCGCGCGCACCTGGCGCGCAACTGGGCATTCGACCGCGCCGCCAAGTGCGGGCTCGGCTGGTATCGCATCAACACGCGCTACGTGCATGACGAAGCGGGTGCCGATGGGCCGGACGCCGACGACCAGGAGATCATCTATCAACGCATCCTGAACCAGGCGTCGGTCTATCCCGACATTCACGCCCAGGAGCCGGACTGGAGCGACGGCAAGTGTTTGTTCGTGACCCAGGACCTGAGCTGGGAGCAGTACAAACGCGAGTATCCCGACAGCGAGCTGGCCGGAGCGGACAGCGACGTGCTCTCGGGGATTGGCGACGATCTGAAGCACTGGGTGTTCCAGGCGGCTGGGGATGCGGGCAAAACGATCCGCATTGCCGAGTACTGGGAAGTGGTCGAGACGCAAACGCGCACGCCGCGGGGGCGGGTGTTCACTGAGCGCACGGTCTACTGGGCGAAGATCAACGCGGTCGAGTACTTGGAGCCGCCCCAGGAGTGGAACGGCAAGTGGATTCCGATTGTGCCGGTGGTGGGCGAGGAGTCGAACGTCGAAGGGGAACGGCGTTGGATTGGGATTGTGCGACCGGGGCGCGATGCGCAGATGTCCTACAACGTGATGCGGTCGGGCCAGGTCGAGAGCGTCGGGCTGGCGCCGAAAGCGCCCTTCATTCTCGACCCGGAGCAGATTGAGGGCTACGAGTCGTACTGGTTGCAGGCGAACACCAGAAACTTTCCCTACCTTCCGGCGAAGACGGTGCTGCGGAGCGGACAGCCGGTGCCGCTGCCGCAACGCAACACGGTCGAACCAGCGATCCAGGCGATCACGCTCGCGGCGCACGAGGCGAAGGACGACATCCACGCGACCACAGGCGTCCCGCCGGTCAGCTTAGGGCAGCTCGACCCGCACGAGCGGTCAGGGAAGGCGATCAAAGCGCTGCAGGGCCAGGCGGAGGTCGGCACGAGCGGCTACCTCGACAACCTGGCCAACATGTCGATGATGTACGAGGGCAAGGTCATTCGGGACCTGATCCCGCGGATTTACGACCGGCCAGGGCGCCTGGTGCCCGCGATGAACGACAGCGAGCAGCGCCGCCAGGTGATGGTGAACGCACCGTATGTCGAGCAAGGCGGGCAGCCGGTCGCGGCGCCGCCGGGGGAACCGAGCGCGAAGCTGATCGACTTGCGCGCAGGCGAGTATTCGGTCGCGGTGACGATTGGGAAGTCGTACACGACCCGGCGCCAGGAAACCGCGGCCGCGGTCGGCGAGGTGATGCAGGTTGTCCCGCCGGAAATGGCGGCCGCGATGGCTCCGGCCTGGCTCGAAGAGCTGGACTACCCCGGCGCCAAGAAGATCGCGGCGATAGCCAAGCAAGCGCTGCCGCCGCCGCTGCAGAAGGCGTACGACGATGGGAAGGGTCAGGGCTCGCCCATTCCGCCCGAAGTCGAGGCGCAGATGCTCCAGCTTCAGCAACAGAACCAGGAAATGGGGCAGCAGCTCGCGGTCGACGGCGTGAAGAGCCAGGCGCAACTGCAGAAGGCGCAGATCGACAACCAGGCGACGCTGCAGAAGGCTCAGCTCGACAGCCAGACGGCGCTGCAGAAGGCGCAGATCGACGCCGAGTCGCGGCTGGCGATTGCGCGGTTGACGGCGGACATGGCGGCCGACAAGGAGTTGGCGCTCCAGGTGATGAAGAACGCCAATAGTATTGCGGTCGCGCACATTGCGGCCGCGTCGAAGGGCGCCGCGCTCAACGCGCACGCCGAGGAAGAGGCGCAAGCGCTCGGGCACGCCGCGCACCAAGCGGACGCTGACCGGACGCAGGAGCAGACCGAGGCGGAGGCGACCAGGGCGCACGAGCAGACGCAGGCGGAGCGCGACCGGGAGGAAGCGCGAGCTGGGCGCCAGGAGGACCAGGCGCACGAGCTGGCGCTGGCCGAGCAACAGGCGGCGCTCGAACCCGAGGAGGAACCAGAGGAGGAGGCGTGAGCATTCTCGACCACCCGATCTGGCCGGTGCTGGAGCCCTACATCAACGACCAGGTCTATGGCCGGGACGGCGGCCCCGACCACCCGCGGCACCGGTTCGACGTCCACCCGCCGACGGACGGCGTGCTGCTGCGGCGGTTCCTGGCGACGACCATGCCGTGTGTGACGTGCGGGACGGAGATCCACCCGATCCGGTCACGCGCCAAGGGACGCGGCCAGCTCTATTACGCGGCGACGTGTCCGCTCGACGTCACGTATGGGTGTGCGCGCAGTCGCGCGGCGCGGACGGAGTATGCCCGGTTGAAGCTGGCCCTGGAAGGGCGACGCCTGGCGGCGGCGCTGCAGACCCACCGTCTGTTCTGACATGGGGCAAGTTCTCGACCTGGTCAAGGCGCTCGGACTCGACCAGGCGCAGACCTGGGTGCCCGAGCTACCGCTATCGAGCCCCGAGCAGCGGATCGGGATCGACCTGGTGGCGGGCCCAGCGCCTGCCGACGACGAGCAGGCGTTCCGGCAGTGGTACACGCCATGGGCCGCGCGCTACGGCATGAATCCTGACCCGGACGCGCCCGAGCAGGACGTCGACTACCGGGCCGCGTTCAAGGCGGGCGTGCAGCCGCCGAATGTCGAGCACGGGGAGTGGTGGCCTGAGGGGTTCACGCGGGCGTTGCGACCGGACCCAGGCGCGCCGAAGGAACGCCCGCCGCAAGTGCCTGGGCCTGGGAGTGTTCTCGGGATGGTCGGCGGGCTGACATCGGCTCCGGCGGGCGCGTTCCTGGGTTCGCTCCTGGACAAGCCGGGCCAGCTCGGGCCCGCGGCCAGGGCCGCCTGGGAGACGGTCAAGACGGTCCCGGAAACCGTGTTCAAGCCTGCCGCGGAGCAGGGGCTGACGTCGCCCTCGCAGGAGCTGACCAAGCGGGGCGTCGAGGTGCCGACGGCAGGCGGCCTGATGGTCGACCTGGCGCTCGACCCGCAGAACCTGGTCGGCGGCGAACCGATCACCGACCTGAGCAAGATCGGCGTGCTGGGGATGGCGGCGATCCCCGACCTGGGCCGGTTTGCGGCGGGCCTGATGCACGGGGACCGGGCGGCCGCGCTGGCGCAGGCGATTGGGCAGCGGTTTCCGCGGTTCGCCGAAGCGCTCTTGACCAGCGCCCCGCCTGCGGTGCGCGAGGCCGCTCCGGCGGTCACGCACACCATGCAGATCCCCATCGAGGTGGGCGGGCGCACCATTCCGGTCTATGCGACGCGGCCTGACGATGTCCTGGTACCGATCAACCTGGAGGCGTTCGACCAGGCGTGGGCGAAGGAGACAGGGTTTCACTTGCCGCCGACGGGCGAGAACCGCATTCGCGGCCGGTATGAGCGGGCAGCGGAGTTCGTCACGAGCGGGCAGCCGATGGAGGCGCCGCGGGTGACGGTGACGCGCGACGGGCGGGTCGGGTTCTCGGACGGTCGGCACCGCACCGCGGTCTTGCGCGACCAGGGCGTGCGTGAGCTGCCGATGGCGATGACGCCCGAGTCGGCAGCGAATGCCGAACGGCTCGGGCTCTTCCGGCGGCCGCCGCCCGAGCTGCCGCGCCCTGGCGAACTGCCGATGGGGGTGGCGCTCGAAGAGCGGGACGGGCACCTCCTCTACGCTCCGGCGGCGCAGACCGTCGAGGGCCGGGCGATCATGTCGACCCGCGTCCCGACAGCGAAGAAGCTCGTGGCGCCGGTCAGTGGCGCCCCGCTGGTCACCGACCTCTCGGTCATTCTCCAGTCGCCGGAGACGACAGCGAAAATTGCCGAGCGCCTGCGCGCCTCGACGATGCTGACTCCGGCCGAGCAGCGGTTACCCGACGTCGAGCTCCTGGACGCGTTCGTCGAGAAAGCGAAGCGGAACCTGCTGAAGCTCTGGGACGACACCCCCGAGGCGATCCGTGCGCACTCGCGGCAGTGGTATGAAGGCGCGCACGCGCGGATGATGGAGGATGCGACGGCGCTCGGGATCACGCCCGAGCAGTCGGCGGCGCTCCTGGCGGTGCTCTCACCGCAGAACGACTGGTTCGTCAACGCGGAGCTGGCGCGCCGGATTGGCTACACCTGGAAAGAGCTGTCCCAACTCAATGCGCCCTTCACCAGCGACCTGTTTGCGCAGTACAAGGCGTCGATTCTGAACACCGAAGCGCCGAAGCTGCGGTCGTTGAGTGACGCTGACCGGGCTGCCGCCGAAGCGGCCCTGGCGACCGCGACCGATGAGAAGACCATCAAGACGCTGACCAACCGGCTGAAGCGGCCAACGCCCGACCAGGCCGCCATGTATCGTCAGCTGTTGGACCTGGATCTGAAGGACGAAGCGGCGCAGTGGGTCGGCGTGCCGTTCAATGAGTTGTCGCTCGAAGGCAAAGCGCGCATGGTGCGCGCCTTCAGTCACCAGGCGCACCCGCGGCTGTCCTACAACATGATTCTGCCCGACGGCTCGGTCGGGCCGGTGGTGCGCAACGCGCCGAGTACGACACCGAAGACCTACGGACTGCGGACGCCGACCAAGTTCAAATGGTCGGTGTCCTACGCGATGATTGAGGACGCGCTCAGTGTGCTCGAAGATCAGCGCTTGGTGAACATCAGCCAGCGGTTGGGCGGGGAGCACAAGGTGCGGTCGTTCTACAACAACATCCTGGCGCCCTGGGACGCGCGCAGTGTCACGATTGACACGCACGCGGTCGCCGCCGCGCATCTGCAGCCGTTTGCGCAGTCGGCGCCGGAGGTCAACTACGTCATGGGGGGCGTCGGCGACGCCGAGCTGGGGATCAGCGGCGCGAACGCGGTCTATGCGGAAGCCTACAACCGGGCGGCGCGCGACCGCGGCGTGCTGCCGCGCGAGATGCAGTCGGTCACCTGGGAGTCGGTGCGCGGGCTGTTCTCACCGGGGCAGAAACGCACACCGGGGTTTGTCAAGTACATTCGGGAGTTGTGGAAGGAACACAATACAGGTAAACTGAGCCTGGAGGACCTGTATGAGCGAATTACGACCGCGTCCGGGGGCATTGATGCGCCCGCTTGGGCCGACCACCTCGGCATTGCCGCTCGATAAAGCGGAGTACCTGCACCAGATGTTCAAGCCGCATCTGCCGGACTTCCCGCTCGGGGCCGAAGTTCGCGCTCGCATTCCTGACGACCTGCCGGGCGAGATCCCCAATTCGCTGGGCGAGTACGTCGAGGCGCTGCGTGAGCGCTATCACTTGGGGGCGCCGCGGTGACGGTCGACGAGATTGTCGAACGGTTCCTGACCCAGCCGATCACCCGGCCGCGGGTCGAGAAGCTGGTGCAATTGTGCAAGCGGATGCGCGTCGACCTCGACGCCGTCCTGGCGAAGCTCCCGCCCGAGGACCTGGAGCAAGTGCGAGCGTTGTTATGAGCACGGAGTACGCGAGCCACACCGACGCCGACGGGTTCACCGTCGAGAGCAACAGCGCAACCGCCGAGCAGCTCGCCGACCTGGCGACCCCGGCTTCAGAGCCAGGGCAGGCGGCGACTGAGACAGACGCGCCGGGGGACGCGACCGGGGAGGCCGCCGCCGAGCCCAAACTCACGCCCTTCCGGAAAGGGAACAGTCCGAGCAAGGACAGCGCGGCGCGGATGCTCCAGGCGACCGCCAAAGCGGCGGAAGAGCGCCGGTTGCGGGAAGCGGCCGAGAAACGGGCAGCGGACCTCGAAGCGCAACTGCGCGCCCGGTCAGCGCCGGTCGAGCCCCCGAAGGCCCCGCCCGCAGCCCCAGCGCCTCCCCAGGCGACGAAGTTCCCGAGCTACGAGCAGTGGCTCGAAACCCACGAGGGCGGCGCCTGGGACGACTGGCAGGACGAGAAGATCGACTGGCGCGCCGAACAGAAGCTCAAAGCGACCGAGCAGCAGCGCGAACTGGCGCGGCTCCAGGCCGAGCACGACCAGCGGGCCCAGGCCCATGCCGCCCGCATGGCGACGGTGACCACCAAATATCCTGATTTCGTCCAGGTGCGCGACCAGGCCGACCAGGCGCTCGCGGCCGCGGGCATCCAAGCCTTTCCCGATGCCCTGGTTCAGGCGGTGATACAATCCGACCGCTCGGACGACTTGATCTACTTCCTCGGGACGCATCCTGAGGAGGCCATTCAACTGGCACGGGACGCTGCGGCGGCTCCGTTGTCCGTTGCTCCGCTCTTGCAGCGGATGCTTGAAGGGTTTTTAGCGGCACGGCCTGCCCCAGCCACCGGATCAGGCGCGCCCGCCCGTTCACAGGCGAAACCACCCGTCAATCCGGTCGGGGGGACAGCCACGATTCAGCCCGTTTCTATCGACGAGATGGACTTCGGCCCCGAGTACGTGCGCCGAGCCAACAAACGCGATCAGGAGCGAGGCAAATGGTGATGTCCCTATGGCGAATACCCTCGCCACGCCCAGCTGGGTGACCAAAGAGGTTGCCCGCGGGTTTATCAACGAGCTGACGTTCCTCTCGCACGTCAACCGCACCTACGACGATCAGTACGAGATCGCCGGAGCGAAGGTTGGCAATACCGTGAATGCGCGCCTGCCTCAGCGCTTCACCGTCACCGACGGGCAAGCGCTGCAACAGCAGGCCCTCTACGACCAGACGGTCCCGATCTCCCTCACCAACCAGAAAAACGTCGCCTTCGGCTACAGCTCGGCACAGGCGACCACTGAGCTGGACGACATCCGGACCCGCTACGTGCAGCCCGGCGCCGAAGCGCTCGCCAACGCCGCGGACGTCCTGGCCTTTCAGGCGGTCTACCGCGATGTCTACAGCTCGGTCGGCGCGCCCGGCACGACCCCGAGCGCGGCGCTGACCTTCCTCCAGGCCGGAGTCAAACTGACCGACCTGTCGACGCCGATGGGCGGCCGCGTCGCCGTCCTCGACCCGCTCGCCATGGCGACCCTAGCGAACGGCGTGTCGACGATTTTCAACCCGCAGGGCACGATCAGCGAGACGTGGACGAAGGGCCAGTTCGCGCGCCGCCAGCTCGGGATCGATACCTGGCTGGTCGACCCGAACCGCCCGGTGCATATCACCGGGACCTTCACCGCGTCGACGCCGCTCGTCAACGGCGCCAACCAGACCGGGTCGACGCTGAACACCAACGGCTGGGCGTCCGGCGCCGCGACCCTCAACAAGGGCGACATCTTCACCATTGCGGGCGTCAACAGCGTCAATCCGCTCTCGTATACGAGCACGGGACGCCTGCAGCAATTCGTCGTCACCGCGACGACCACCTCGGTCGGCGTCAACATGGCGACCTTGCCGATCTCGCCGCCGATCATCACCTCGGGACAGCTCCAGACGGTCGACGCCTCGCCTGCCAGTGGCGCGGTGATCACCGTCCTGGGCGCGACCTCGCCGACGGGCGGCACCCTGGCGACGACCAATTCGCCCCAGGGGTTTGTCTATCACCCGGACGCGTTCGCGTTCGTGATGGCCGACCTGAAGAAACCGTCGGCAGGCGCCGAAGCGAGCGTCGTGCGCTCGAAGGAGCTGGGCCTGTCGATCCGCATGGTCGAGCAGTACCAGATCCAGACGGACCAGAACCCGTCGCGTCTCGATATTCTGATCGGGGCCGCGACCCTTCAAGCACGCCTGGCCGTGCGGGTGTGGGGCTAACCATGGCACTAACCACCACGACGGCAACGGCGGCGATTGCGGCGGGAGATACGTCGCTCACCGTCGCCTCAGCGACCGGCTTCGGGCCGGGCTACCACGTCAAGGTCAACGGGGAGTTCATGCGGGTGTCGACCGGCTACGTCAGCGGCACGACGATTCCGGTGATCCGCGGCCTGAATGGGACCTTCAGCCAGCCGCACGCCATCACCTCGAACGTCGTCGTCGGGCTCGCCTCCGACTTCGCCGAGTCGGCGGCAGGCGCGGCGTTGTCGTATCCCTTCATTCGCGTCCGCCAGGTCAAGAGCTACAACGCGGCGGGGGCGATTACGCTGCCGACGCCGGGCAATGACATGGTGGCGATCATCAACGGCACCGTGGCGCGGGCGTTGACGCTGGCGGTGCCGACGACGGACATGGACGGCGATACCCTGATCATCATTGGCAACGGCAAGGCGGCGCATACCGTCACGGTGTCGGGGGGCGTGGGTGCCGCCGGATCGGGCTATACCGTTTTCACCATGATCACCGGCAGCCAGCAGTCGATCCAGCTGATGGCCTGCAACGGCGCCTGGGTGCAGCTGCCCAGTCTGCTGAGCGGCACGCTGACCAACCTCCTGGTGGCGATGGCCTAGGTGTACGAGTTCAGCGACCCGATCCGGGTGATCCTGATCACCAGGACGGTGTTGTTGGAGCAGTCCAGGGCGCGGGGTCAGGACCCTTCGCCCTGGACGAATTCTCCCGAGGAGTCCCGATGGGCATTGTGCTGAATCCCGACAGCGACCTGGCGAAAGAGCTGGAGCGGTGGGAGAAACCGTACCACTTCGAGCCGTTCCCGCAGATGGTGTACAAGGCGTGGCCGCGCGAGAATGGGCGGGTCGAGTGCGGCGACCCGCTCGTCGCCGTCGGCGACCCGACCGCGATGTCGTTCGCGGCCCGTTGTCAACGGATCGTCAAAAGCGCCCAGGAGCTGCGCCAGGCGCTAACCGACGGCTGGCGCGAGACGCCGACCGATGCCCTCGCCTACTACGAGGAGCAGCAGCGCGAGATTGCGACTGCGGCCGCGGAAGTGCACTACGCGGCGACCAAGCTGTCGAGCAAGGCCCAGGCCGAGCACAAGAGGCGCGACCAGGCGACGGACAAACACCTGACTGAGTAACGAGGGCGCTATGACTGAAGACGTACTGCCGGTACCTCCTGAACCCTCAGAACCGCCGGACACGAGCGCGATGACCGCGGAGGAGTATCAGGCGCAGAAGGCCGACCTGGAACAGCAGCTCGCCGCGCTGGAGGCGGCCTGGCGGCTCGCCGACGTCAACATCGTGCCCTATCCGGCCTGGCGCTATCACGCGACCCAGGGCGCCCGGCTGGTCAACTCGGTCGAGGAGGCCGAGGCGCTGGGCGAAGACTGGAGCGCGACGCCAATCCCGCCGACGCCCGCGGAGTAAGCCGTGGAGCTCCAGACCTACAACCGGGCCGTCGCCATCACCAAGTCCGACACGGTGAACTACGACGGCTCGACGTATTCGGCCTCGGCCGCGACGAAGGCGGTCCCGGCGCCCGCGATCTATGTCGGCGGCGCCGGGATTGTCGTCGCCATCTTCGAGGATGGCTCAAGCGCGCAGTTTACCTGTATTGCGGGACAGGTGCTGCCGATCAAAACTATTCGCGTCAACAGTACCACCACCACGGCGACGCTGATGATCGCCCTGTACCAGGTGTGAGTGAGCCTCACGATTACGGCCCGCTCGGTGATTACTGGCGCGCTGCGCGCGTTGGGCGTGGCGGACGCGACCGCTCCGCCGACCGCCGAAGACATGCAGACCGGCTACGACGCGCTGCAGGAGCTGGTCGACAACTGGTCGACCCAGAACCTCACCTCGTTGCTCCAGGAACGCACCGTCTATTCGCTGGTGGCGAACCAGCAGACCTACACCATTGGACCGCTGGCGCTCGCTCCTGACTGGTCGACCGGCACGGCGCCGCGCCCGCTGACCATTGATGGCGCTGGACTGATCCTGACGGTGGCGACGCCTGCGACGGAGATCCCACTGGCGCTCTACGACGACCAGGGCTATCAGGCGCTGAAGATCAAGGAGCTGACCAGTCCGTTGCCGACGGGCCTGATCTATCACCCGCTGAACCCGCTCGGCGAAGTCATCCTCTGGCCGACGCCGACCGACGCGTCGAACGAGATTGTGCTCTACACGGCCCTCCTGACCGCGCAGTTCACCTCGCTCAGCGCGAGCTACCTCTGCCCGCCTGGCTACGCGAAAGCGTTGCGGTTCAACCTCGCCAAGGTCCTGGTTGCGGATTTTGCCGTGCCCGACGTCGTCGAGGCGCGTGTCACGCGCGAAGCCGACCAGAGTCTGAGCGACCTGAAACGCGTCAATGTGCAGATCGTCGATGTCAGTCTCGACCCGGCGCTGGTCGGAAGCGAGGGCGGCTACAACATCTGGACCGACTGACGTGGAGATCCCTGGGTTCGTGGGACCGTCGAACACGTTGGCGAGTCCGCTCGCGGATGTCGAGCGCACCGTCAACTTGTTCACCGAGCGGACGGCGCCGGGAACCGGCAAGACTGCGACCTACCTGCGCGGGACACCGGGCGTGCGGCCGCGGTTGTCCTGCCTGGATCAACCGGTACGCGGACTGTTCTACCAGGACGGCCGGGCCTTCGCCGTCGCAGGCGCTCGGTTCGTCGAGCTCTTCGAGAGCGGCCTGGTGACTAATCGCGGCACGGTCGACGAGGATACGCTTCCGGCGTCGTTCGCCTCGAACGGCAGTGCCGGAAACCAGGTCCTGGTGATCTCCGCCGGGAAGGGCTATATCTTCGACCTGCTCGCGAACACGCTGTCGGCGGCGCTGGGCGCCGATTTCCCCGCCGACGCGTCCATGTGTGCGTTCATGGACGGCTACTTCCTGGTGCTGATCAAAAACTCGCGCCGGTTCCAGATCAGTGCGCTCGAAGACGGCACGAGTTGGGATGCGCTCGACGTCGCGGAACGCTCGGAAGGGTCCGACAACATCGTCTCGATGATTCGGAACCACCGAGAGATCTGGTTCCTCGGCTCACAGACCACCGAGGTCTGGTACGACAACGGCGATCCGTTGTTTCCGTTCGCGCCGATCCAGGGAGTGTTCCTCGAAACCGGCTGCGCGGCGCCGTTCGCCGCGGTGCGGGCCGACAATACGGTGGTGTGGCTCGACCAGGACGAGCGCGGCGCCGGGCTCGTGCGACGCGCCGACGGCTATACCCCGGTGCGCATCAGTACCTATGCGGTCGAGAAAGCGCTGGCGACCGCGAGCGATACCAACCTGGCGCTGGCGGTGGCGTTTGCCGAAGTCACCCAGGGGCATACGTTCTACTGGCTCTACGTGCCCGAGCTGACGACCACCTGGGTCTATGACAGCAGCGAAGGGTTGTGGCATGAGCGCGCCATCTGGAACGCGACCGACTGCGTCTTCGAGCCGCACGTTGCCGTCAATCACTGTTTCGCCTGGAACGTCCACCTGGTCGGCGACCGCCTGAGTGATCAGGTCTACACGTTGTCGCTGGACTACTACGACGATCAGATTGTGCCGCCCGCATGAGCCTGCTCTTTGTCGAGAGTTTCGATCACTTCGTCACGGCGGACATCTACAAGAAGTGGACGTCGCCGGGGTATGGCGGCGGGACGACGGGCGGGGCGATTGTCGCGGCTGAAGGGCGCTGCGGGTCACAAGCGCTGTTTTTCAACGTGATTGATGGCGCCACGAAAGGGATCACGGTCGGTGCCGGAGCGACCGCGAGCAAAGGGTTCGCCGGGTTCGCGTATCACGCGGTGACTGCCTTCGCCGCCAATCCGCTCTTCACCGTGGTGCAGGGCAGCAATCTGCAATGGACGCTGTCGCGTGAGCTGTCGGGGGCGCTCTCGGTGACGAACTTCGGCGGCAGTGTCCAGGTGTCGAGCGTTGCGGATGTCGTCCGCACCGGCAGCTACTCGTACATCGAGGTGAGCTGGACGCAGTCGACGACGGTCGGCGCGATCACCATTCGCGTCAACAATACGGTGGTCGCGACGGCGACCAACATTCGCACGACGTCGGTCTTCTTCCCGGCGACCACCTGGGACGCGATCACGCTCTCGAACACCAACAACGCGAGCGGCTACTTCGACGACGTGTATGTGTGTGACGATTTCGACGACGGCTTGCTCCCGGCAACCAACGGTTTTCTGGGCGACCTGCGCGTCGAATATCTTCGACCAACGGCGGACGGTGCGAACACCGACTGGACGGTCGTCGGCGGCGGGACGCAAGCGAACGCGGTCGACAAGAACGCGGCGTCGAACCTCACGACGCCGTCGGTGACGTCGACGGTGGTGGGCGACCTGATCACCAATGCCTACGCCGACCCGTCAGTGGCCAGCGGCTCGTGTTTCGGCGTCCAGATCAGTGCGCTGGCGGTGAAGGACAGCAGCGGGCCCGCCACAATCGGCGCCGTGGTGCGGCATGGTGGGACGGATGCGACCGCGGCCGCGCAAGGGCTGTCGGTGACGACATCGAGCTATTGCGTGACGACGTTGCAGCGGAACCCGGTCACCGCTGTCGGGTGGACCTTGGCACAGGTCGCCGCGGACGAGTACGGCTTGGAGCATGTCACCTAATGGCGCTGAATCCCACGCTCGCGAATGTCGGCGCGAATGCCGCCGCGGATGCGGTCTGCGCCCTGGTGAACAGCGGGTTCCTGGACGTCTACGACGGCACGCAACCGGCGACAGCGGACACCGCGATCACGACGCAAGTGAAGCTCGCGGGCCTGACGTTTGCGGCGACGGCGTTTGGCGCCGCCGTCGCAGGCGTGGCGACGGCGAACGCGATTGGCGCGGACGCGTCGGCCGATGCGACCGGGACGGCGACCTGGTTTCGGGCGTACCAGTCAGACCACACGTCGGCGGTCTTTGATGGTTCGGCCGGGACCAGTGGCTGCAATCTCAATCTGTCGTCGGCGTCGATTGTCGCGTCGGGCACGGTCACGGTGACGGCGCTGACCTACACCCAGGTGAAGAGCTAGCCATGGCAAACATTGGACAGTGGGGCGATCTCAGTTCACCCGTCTCGCTCCTGACGACCGAGTTGAATAGCCTGAGCAACAACGCGGCGTCGGCCGCATCGAGCGCGATTGCCAACCAGACGAACCTCGACGTCTATGCCGACATTGAGCTGGTGCTGGGGTCGCTGTCGCCCGCGGCGCCCAACTACTGCACGCTGTATATTCTTGAAGCCATCGACGGCACCAACTACCCGAGTGCGACCGCCGCGGTGATCCGCAATCAGCCGTCGCAGATCCTCTGTACCTTCCCGCTCGACACGACGGCGGCGACCGCGCAACTCGTGGTCGTGCGCAATGTCGTGCTCCCGCCCGGCTCGTTCAAGGTGGTCCTCGACAACCAGGCAGGCGTGGCGCTCAACGCCTCGGGTAACACCGTCAAGATGATCACCTACAACGTGAATTTGAATGGCTAGATCCCGGCTCCTCGTGCCTCGGCTCCAACAGCCGAAGCCGGGAGTTGGCGCGACGATTGACTGGTCGCATCCACTCGCGTCGCGCCTCTGTTTTGCGACCCTGCTGAACGAGTGGGGCGCGACGCAGTGCCAGTCCCTGGTCGGACTGACGCGGGGCGCCTTCGCGGGCTCGACCGGGCCGACGTGGACCGGCGGTGAGCGATCCGGCCTGACCTTCCCCGGCGGCGCGAACACGGTCGGGTATCTCACCTTCGGCGCCGAGACGTTTGCCACCGACTTATTCCGCAACACCAGCAATCCCGCGACGATTGCGATGCGGATCTATGCGACCTCGCAGACCAACGATACCCTCGCGGGCCGCAATGATGGCAATACGATCTCGGCAGGCTGGCAGATCGATCACTTCGCCGGAGCGTCCCTGACCTTCACGAAAGAATCTAGCGCTACCAACATGCAGGTGGCGACGGTCCTTCCGCTCAATCGGTGGACGACGTTCGTCATCGTCGGGGATGGGAGTCTGACCGCAACGAATCTGCGGCTCTATGCCGATGGCGTCTTATTGACGCATACGGCGGATGCCAACGGCAGCGGCGCCCCGGGCTCCGACGCTGCACAGACGCTCTACATCGGCCGGGGGAACGCGAACTACGGCGCGGGCAATACCTCCTCCAATTCCACTTTCGACTTCTTCTATGCGTGGAAGCGGATGCTGTCGCCCGCCGAAGTGTGGCAGCTGACGCAGGACCCGTACGCCTTCGTCCGCGACCCGGCGGCGATCTTCCTCGGGCAAAACGGCAGTATCTCGCCGGTCACCGGTACGGGCGCCGTCAGCTTCGGCCATCCGACCCTCGCAGGAACCGGGACCGTCCCCCACCCGATCCCGACCGTCACGCAGGTTCCGACCGAAGTCGCCGAGCAGACGACGGCGCCGCTGGTCACCGTCACCCAAATACCGGTGGAGTCGGCCGAGGCGTCCGACGCCGTCACCGTCGACGTCACGCAGATTGCCGTCGAGACGGTCTACGCCTTCAGTGGGACGTGCGGCGTGCCCGCGCCGGAGGTGGGAGTGACGTATCCCGTGCGCCGGATGCGGACGTTCCTGCTGCCGACGTCGGGGGAAGGCCGCTGGCTGTTCCTCCGGCGGCTGCAGATCCTGCTGCAGGCTGGAGTCGGGCTCTCGACCGGTGTCGGGGCGCAACCGTGGGTGATGATCCAGGTGAGCCGGGACGGCGGCCAGACCTGGGGGCCCGAGCGCTGGGTCACCGCGGGCCGGATTGGCGAGTACGATGCCCAGGCGTTCCTGGTGAACTGCGGCCGCTACCGGGACGGCGCCGTGCGCCTGGTCGTGAGCGAACCGGTGGCCTGGCGGTTTCTGAGCGCCGAGGCCGACCTACTGGAGGGCACGAGCTGATGGCCGACACGCGGCGCATTCGGACGTTTCTCCTCCCGAGTGCGCACGATGGCACCTGGCAGTCGATCCGCGCCCTGGAGATCCTGCTGCAGGCGGGCGTCGGCCTGACCGACGGCAGCGACCCGCAAGTCACCATCGAGGTGAGTCGCAACGGCGGCCAGACCTGGGGCCCGATGCGGACGGTATCGGCCGGGAAGATTGGCGCGTATCGACGGCGGGCCCGGTTCCGCAACCTGGGACGCTATCGCCAGGGCGCGCTGCGGGTCAGTGTCTCCGCCCCCGTGCAGTGGGCGTTCCTGCGGGCGACCGCGGATGTGCAGCCAGGGGGCCGCTGATGGCGAACCCGCCGAAGCTCTACATCCCGGTGCCGACCCCGGTCGTCGACCGCGAGCGCCACATTACCCGCGACTGGGTCCTGCTGTTCGACCAGCTGATTGCGCGCGTCTTCGCGAGCGGCACCGTCGTCGGGCCGACCACGAGCGTCGATAACGCGATCACGTTGTTTTCGGGGACGAGCGGCCAGATCCTGAAGGCCGCCACGGGAACCGGCGTCGTCCATGCGACCAGCGGCGTCTACAGTGCGGCTGATGTCACGCTCGCGGAGCTGACCCCGGCAACCGCAGCGAGTCGGCTCCTGGGACGCGGGAGCGCGGGCGGCGCCGGAGACTTCGAAGAGTTGACCCTGGGCAGCGGTCTGGGGCTGACCGGGACGGTCCTCAGCGCCTCGCACACCGGCACCCTGGGCCTGGTGATTGACGGGGGCGGCGCCGTGATTACGACCGGCGTCAAGGGGTTCTTCGAGGTGGGGGTTGCCTGCACGATCATTGCGGCGACGTTGCTGTCGGGTGATGCCGCGGTGACGAGCGGCTCGATTGTCGTCGACATCTGGAAGGACACCTATGCGAACTATCCGCCGACGGTGGCCGATACGATCACCGCCAGTGCGAAGCCGACGCTGTCGAGTGCGACGAAGAGCCGGGATACGACGTTGACCGGGTGGACGACGGCGATTGCGGCCGGGGACATTCTCGCCTTCAATGTCGACAGTGCGTCGACGGTCACCAAGGTGTCCGTGCTCTTGACGGTGCAGCTGTGAACAGTCAGAACCAGCGGTGGTCGCGGTGGGACTATCGCGCGTATCCGGCGACACGGGCAACGGACGCGGCGACGCTGACGGCGGCCGCCGCGCGCTTCGGCCGGGTGCTCTTCGGCAGTGCGTCGGTCATGCGTGTGCGAGGCAGCCTGGAAGACGGGCAGTGGTGCTGGGCGGTCAGTGTGCTGACGGAAGGCGGGCCGGTGCACGACCCTCGGTACGCCAACTGGGTGCATCGACAGTGGGTCGAGTTCTTCCAACACGGCTTCGGCCCGACGTGTCAGGTGCGAGCGCAGGCGCGCCTGGTGGCGGGCAGCCGCCAGGACGGGACTCCGGCGGAGCAAGGGATCATTCTGCCGCCGCTGGCGGTCATAGGGAGAATCTAATGAGCAATGCACTTTACAACACCTTCAAGGAAGGGCTCCTCGACAAGCTCTTCGACCTGAACACCGACACGATCAAAGCGTCGCTGGTTGACGCCGCGGACTACACCTTCAGCGCGGCGCACGACGAGTACAGCGGCGGGGCGCGCGATGTGGCACTGGCGGCGATTGTCGCGGAGTCGGCGGCGCTGGGCACACCGACGATTGCCAGCGGCGTGTTCGATACCGCCGACTTCACCTGGTCGACGGTCAGCGGCGACGTCTCGGAAGACATCATCCTGTGGGACGACACGTTGACGAACGACCGGCTGATTGCGTTCTACGACACCGGGATCACGGGGATGCCGGTCACGCCCAACGGCGGCAACATCAATGTCACTGTGAACGCCTCGGGCTGGTTTTCCTTATAACAATCTGTCCAAAGGTTCGCGTGCGCGTTTGACGCGCCGCTTGTGACTGCCCGACAGAGTTAGGTGGGTGTGCCATCGCTGACGTCTCGATTGACGCTACCGTCAGTACCGCCTCGGCTCGCGGAATGCGCGCGGTCGTGTTCACGACCGACCTGATCGGCTATTGGTTTTACATCGATAGCACTGGCGACTTCGGCTACTCCAAAACAACTGATGGTGGCGCGACGTGGGGAGCGAAAGTTACGCTTCACTCAACCACGACCTTCGTGGCGTTTGACATTTGGTTCGACCAATGGACTCCCGGTGACACGGGTGCCAACATTTACCTCAGTGCGTTTGACTCGACCAATGACGCCATCATCGTAGGAAAAGTTCAAACAGCGAGCAGTGACTCGTACGTCAATGTGATCGCTGTCAGTTTGGCCTCGGCGGTCGCTGGTCGTGGTGCATTTGTTTCTGTCACGAAAACCCGCAGCAACTACGTGTACGTGGCGTTTGACATTGACGCTGGTGCGGAACGTGGGTTTTATCGCTCTGCGAATTTCTCGACAGCGGGTCCCGGCGGATCGATATGGAGCGCCAACCTTTCCACGACGTTTATTGAAGCGACCCTCGATACCTGCAAACTGTTCCCCGACGGCACCAGCGCAGACCCCGACGATTGTTGGGCGGTCTACTACGACGCGTCGGCCACGGCGATCACGCTCAAGCAATGGGATTCGAGCGCAGGCTCGCAGGTGGAATCCGCCACCATCCAAACCCATACCGATGGCGCGACGGATCTGACGGGACAGTTTGGGTATGATGCGGCGATCCGCCACAGCGATGGGCACTTGATTGCTGCACTGGTGTCGTTGCGGGACAACGCCGCTTCCACGCACCAGATTTTCGACATCACCAACACGTCGACCATCACCACCAAGACCGCAATCACGCTCAACATCGACGACCACTATTACCCGCAGATCTTCATTGACCAGAACACGAACCATCTGTACGTCGCCTACAACGGCAAGCGCGACGGATCGGAGGTGATGGACACCACCACGAAGGTGTACTACACGAAGTCCACCGACGGCGGGACGACGTGGACGGCGGGCGATACCGCGTACATGGAGGGCGCGGCGGGCATCGTTCAGCAAGTGTGGTGTCCGCAGTCGGGGCGGCGGTTCTATGTCGGGTGGCGCGTCGGCACGACGTTGCTCGGCAACAAAGTCAACAGCGTCGTGATGGCGGTGGCGGTGGGAACCCCGACGATCAGTGCGGGGTCGGTCCTGAACGTCCCGACGGTGGTGCCAGGGGCCGTCACCGTGACCGGCACGACGCTCGCGTCCACCGCCGTCCTGCAGGTGCCGACGGTCACGCAGCCCGCCGCGGATCAAGCGGTCACCAGTGGCACGGTCGCGTCGACGGCGACGCTGACGGCGCCCAGTGTCACACAGACGGTGACGGCGGCGACGATCACGGCGAGTGCGACCCTGACGGCACCGAGCCTGGCGTTGACGGTCACGGGGGCGACGGTCGCGACGACGGCGGCGACCAGTGCCCCCACGGTGGCGGTTGGCACGGTGACGTTGACGGGGGCGACGGTCGCCTCGACGGCGGCGACGAGTGCGCCGACCGTCGCCGCCGGGGCGGTGACGCTGACCGGCGCGACGATCCCGAGCACGGCGACCCTGGTGACGCCGTCGGTGCAATCGGACGCCGTCCTGGTCGGCGCGTTCGTGGCGTCGACGGCGGTGCTGCGTGTCCCGCGCGTCGGGGACCTGGTTCCGGCGGTGGACGAGCCGATCCTGTGGCTGGTCTAGCTTGCCCCAGGGTGTAGTGTGAGGAGCTGAACCGATGCCTGCCAAGTCCAAAAGCCAGCAACGTCTGATGGCGGCGGCGCTGCACGGCGCGACCTTCAAGAAGGCCGCGGAGGTGCGCGAGAGCATGACGACGCAGCAGCTGCGCGAGTTCGCGACGACCGGCCCCCTGGCAAAACTGACAGGGGGGGCCCTGTCAAAATCCGGGGCGAAGAATCGGCGATGATCCGGCCCGCGACGGTCGAGGACGTGCCGCGCCTGGTGGAGCTCGGGCGGGCGTTTCTGCGGACGCCGCCGTATGCGGGGCTGTTCGCGGATGCCCCTGACGTCCTGGCGACGCTGATCCAGACCCTGATCACCGGCCCGGCGTCGACGGTCCTGGTGATTGACCAGGCCGACCTGGTGGTCGGGGCGATTGGGCTCCTGGTCGCGCCGCACTTTGCCTCGGGCGAGGCGCTGGCGTCCGAGGTGTTCTGGTACATGGACCCCCAGTACCGGGGCGCGGGCGTGCGGCTGCTGCGTGCGGGCGAGCACTGGGCGGCTGCCTCCGGGGCGGTTGGCGTGGCCATGGTGGCGCCGGACGACCGGCTCGGCGCCGTCTACGAGCGCTGGGGCTACCAGCTCATGGAGCGGAGCTACTTGAGGCGGTTCGATGCCGCTTGAGGTCTGGGACGACGTGCTACCTGACCCCATGGGGTACTGGGTGGCGGCCCAGGGGCAGACGTTCGAGTCGGTGCCGCTCGGGGACCAGGCGTTCCACGGCATTGCTCCGGCGCCTGACACGCAACTCCTCGGCGTCCTGGCC